GAAGAACCCGACCTACTATTTGAGAGAGAGCAAGAAGAACAAATTGAGTCAAACCGAATCAACAAAATAAACCAAGTCACGGAAACGGCATACTTCTATGAAAGAGAACTATTCAAACTTTGGTGCAGCGGAATGTCAGCGAGAGCCATCCACCGCCAAACCGATATCTCAGTTCGTGAAGTGCTACGAGTAATTAAACTAATGAAAGAAAGATGTACAACGAAATAATTGGAATTGCTTGTCTAAGCATCATCATCGTCAACTTCGGCAAACCAGCCGACCTACTTAAACGCTATCTCTACGGAAGCGACTATTCAAAGTGGAAACGAATGAAACCACTTGATTGTGCTTTTTGTTTGTCGTGGTGGTTGGGATTGTCTTTTTTTATATACACCTACGGATTTGTTGGTATCTTGTACGCATCCATCGCAACCGTAATTGTTGCACTCCTTGAAACAAAACTATGATAGAATTCATCCAGTCACTTCGCCCGGCATACGAGCAGTACAAAAAAACCCAAGTGTTTGCCATCACACCTGAGCAAGGCAATCAACTTCAAAACGCACATCGTGAGATATTTGGTCGCAATGTTCCAAACTGCTCAACTTGTGTGATTGAGTCGGTGTTCTCACTTTTAATTTGGGCAGACCAAAAAGCGTTGGAGTTAGCACAACTTGCCGATGATGAGCAGAAACCAAAGAGGAGAAGAAAGAATGAACAATAAACAACAAACGGCAGTGGAGTGGTTTGCTGGTAGACAATATGATTTAGAATCATTGCGTGATGTCGGTGCAATTTCGATAGTTCTATACTACGAGCAACTAACACAAGCAGTACAACAAGCCAAAGAAATGGAGAAAGAGCAAATCAAAAAAGCGTATTGCTACGGAGAGCATTATAAAGACACAAAGTTGACTACTGATTACTACAACGAAACCTACGGAGGTAACAAATGAAACTCCACACCAAAATCTATATGGATCACTTCGGATATGATATCAGCTCGTTCATAGATTGTGAAGTATGCGGAAAAGTTGGTAACGACTTACACCACATAGAAGCAAGGGGAATGGGTGGAACAACAACCAAAGATGTCATTGAAAATCTGATGTGTTTATGTAGAGAATGCCACCTAAAATTTGGTGACAAGAAACAACACAAGGAGTGGTTGAAATCCATTCACGAACAAAAATTGAGTACACGATGATACAAAAAATAAAGGTCAGCGAGATACGACCGAATCCAAACAATCCAAGAGTAATCAAGGATGACAAGTTTAAGAAGTTGTTGAAATCAATCACGGACTTTCCGCAGATGTTGGAACTCCGACCAATCGTTGTCAATGACGATATGATTGCACTGGGTGGCAATATGCGATTGAAGGCATTGGAACACTTGGGGATTGAAGAAACATACATAATCAAGGCAAAGGACTTGACCGATAAGCAAGAGCAAGAGTTCATCATCAAAGACAATGTCGGATACGGAGAATGGGATTGGGATCAGTTAGCAAACGAATGGGATGTTGAGGATTTAGATGACTGGGGATTGGACTTGCCTTTGGACTTTGTAAAAGAACTGGAAGCCGAAGAGGATGACTTTGCGATTCCCGAAGGTGGAATTGAAACGGATATTGTGTTGGGTGATTTATTTGAGATAGGTGAACACCGATTATTGTGTGGGGATTCAACGGATAGCGATGCGGTTGCAAGGTTGATGGATGGGCAGAAAGCGGACATGGTTTTTACCGACCCCCCTTATGGAGTAGATTATGAAGGTGGTGCAATGACAAAAAGGACAAAACTTGACAACGACCAAAAAAATACAAATATTTATCAAGAAGTATTGCCAAACATAATTTTATTTACAAACGACAAAGCCCCAATGTATATTTGGCACGCTGCGGGATATGCCGATATGGCTTCGCACTTATGGGATAACAACATTGAAATAAGAAGTCAAATTGTATGGAATAAAAATATGGCTCAATTTGGGGCGTTATCTGCCCAATATAAACAAAAGCACGAACCTTGTTTTTATTGTTTCAAAAAAGGCAATGCACCTTTTTGGTATGGACCAACAAATGAAGTTACCGTGTGGGATGTAAGTAGGGAATCAAAAAATGAATTTCACCCTACGCAAAAACCAATCGAACTTCCATCAAGGGCATTAAACAACAGTAGTAAAAAAGGCGATTGCATTATGGATTTGTTTTTAGGTAGCGGCTCTACAATGGTAGCAGCCCACCAACTCAAACGCAAATGTTTCGGAATGGAACTTGACCCAAAGTATTGCCAAGTGATTATTGACAGAATGAAGAAACTTGACCCGACTTTGGTAATCAAGCGTAACGGCAAAACAGAACAATAACAGAATGAGCAAGGAACATTTGATACCGTTCAAAAAAGGTGAAAGCGGAAATCCTGATGGCAGACCAAAGAAAGTGGAAACCATTTTGAAGGAAGTGTTCTTGGCTGAGTACAATGTGAAGTTATCTGCTGGTCAAACATCGGACATCATTCAATCAATTTTAACCAAGAGCCGGACAGAGTTAATTGAACTTGCAAAGAATGACGAACTCCCGTTTTGGATTTCAATGATTGCAAAGAAAGCGACAAGGGATTATGAGAGAGGAAGCATCCATTTACTTGAGCTATTGTTTGATCGGGTATATGGCAAACCAAAGGAAACACAACACCAAACTATTGAATCAAAGAACTTCACAATAACACTTAATTTAGATGAGAGCAAACTGGAGAGATGATAACATTCTACCACCTGAAGATGAACGGCTTTGTGTGGTGCATTCGGTCAAAGGACTGAAACACCTTGCCCGTTTTATTCAAGGGGATTGGGTAGATGAGTATGAATTAACGGTGATCAATATGTTGTACTGGATGCCCATCCCGTTATTACCAAACGAATGAAAGTAATCCAATCGGGGCATCTCGGTGATTTGATCTATTCACTTACGGCAACCAAGCGAGTTGCGGAGTTGCACGGTGCGGTGGATTTCCACATAGGATTCCGTGAGCAGAATACTGTTAGCGGTCATCCAAGCGGAGGATACTGTATGAACTTAAAATCGTACGAATACATCAAACCATTGCTTGAGCATCAATCGTACATTAAAAGCGTTCAGATGCACTCACACCCCGACATTGATTATGACTTTGATAAGTTTAGGAAGCACGGATTGAATCTCTCTGCTGGTGATTTGAGGCGTAATCACTTTCTTGTGTACCCCGAATTAATGACCGACCTTCACGAACCTTGCATTGAAGCAAATGAACCTATCCCATACTTTGCGGACAAGATACTTTTGAACTTCTCATCTCGTTATCGCAACTACGATATCAACTATTTCCCACTCAAAGAACACAAGTGCGTTTTCTTTGGATACGAAGATGAGTACATTGCATTCACCGATAGATGGCAATTGGATTGTGAACTTCTTAAATGTCAAGATGCTTTGATGTTGGCAACTATTATCGGCAGTTCAAAGGCATTCATCGGCAATCAATCAAGCACATACGCAATCGCAGAACAAATGAAAGTTAAACGATTGCTTGAGATATGCGTTCACTCACCGAATGTCATCCCCATCAACAATGGCTTTGACTATGTCACAAATCACGCGTTTAATCACCTACTTAAAACTCTATGAAATTACTGATATTAACTGACGGAATGAATGGTGTTGTTTACCACCGACTATTCACGCCACATCTACGGATGCAAATTGACGGACAAGCGGATGTCAGCGTTTGCCAATCACAAGAGGAATGGCTCACACTTGATTACACCCAATTTGATGTGATCATCTTCTCACGATGGCTTGGGGCAAAGCATTATGATGTGTTGAAGAAGATTGCTGATTCAGGCACTCCCTATGTCGTGGACATTGACGATTATTGGGTGCTACCAAAATACAATCCGGCATATTGGAACTATCGCAAAGGAATCAAGCAAGGCGTAAAGGATGCCATCAATTACGCTGATGCGGTGATCACCACAACTCCAGCACTTGCCAAAGAGATTCGGCAGATCAACGAGAATGTGACTGTTGTTTCCAACTGCCTTGACCTAACCCACAAACAATGGGAAGCCGAACCACAACCAAGAACCGACAAAATCAAAGTCGGATGGGTTGGTGGAGTTACACACGAGGAGGACTTGAAGCTCATTGCTGAGGAGATCAAAGGAATGGACATTGAGTTCTACATCTGCGGTTATACACCAGGAGAGATTTGGAATCGGATTGCCAAGAGTATGCCCGATGCTAAGATTGTGGAAGGCACAACCGTCTTTGAATATGGTGAGGTGTACAAGCACTTTGATATCGTGGTTGCACCCTTGCAAAATACCAAGTTCAACAACTGCAAATCTGAGCTGAAGATACTGGAAGCGAGTGCATACAAAAAGCCAATCATTTGTTCTGCCGTCTTGCCGTACCTGTATCACACCGCAAACGATGGGGTGCTATTTCTTCCACGCAACCAATGGAGATCAGGCATTCAGAAACTGATTGATGCCGGTCACGGAGTTCGTCAGTCAATGGGACAAAGCAACTACGAGTATTGCAAAAAGCATCACAACCTTGCACTCCACAACTTGACGAGAATGTCGGTGTATCAAAGCTTATGCAAATAAACTACACCCGACCATATCTAACCAACTACCAAAAGGACATCCTTGATTGCGATGCCCGTTTCACGATTACGGCTGCATCAACCAAGACAGGCAAGACCGCATCACACATCATTTGGCTCTTTGAACAAGCACTCCAATGCAAGGATGGTCAGTCGGTGTGGTGGGTTGCTCCAGTATACCAACAAGCGGAGATTGCATTCCGAAGGATGAAGAACCAAGTCACGGACAAAAACTTCTTCATCAGCAACGAAACAAAACTATTGTTGACCCTACCAACGGGATCACGGATTGAATTCAAGTCAGGAGAGAAACCCGACAACCTTTATGGAGATGATGTCTATGCTGCGGTGATTGATGAGGCATCAAGGATGCGTGAGGAATCGTGGTATGCACTCCGTTCTACTTTGACTGCTACACAAGGCAAGTGCAAACTCATCGGGAATGTCAAAGGCAAAAAGAACTGGTTCTACAAATTAGGTGAACGAGCAAGGCAAGGAGAAGCCGAATACAAGTATTTCAAAATAACGGCATACGATGCTGCAAGGGAAGGCATCATCTCAGAGAAAGAGATTGAACAAGCAAAGCGTGATCTACCCGATTATGTATTCCGTGAACTCTACCTTGCCGAACCAGCCGATGACAAGTCAAATCCGTTTGGCTTGGATGCAATCCGCAAATGTTATCGACCAATTTCATCAATGCCCGTTGTTGCTTGGGGTGTGGATTTGGCAAAGTATTCGGACTATACGGTTATCATCGGACTGGATGCAAACAACTGTGTTTGTTTCTGCGAACGATTCCAAGCGGATTGGTCAGTCACTCAAGCGAGGATTGTCAAACTGATTGGCAACACACCATCGTTTGTGGATAGCACCGGTGTTGGAGATCCTATCGTTGAACAACTCCAGCGACTTTGTCAAAGAGTAAAAGGATTCAAGTTCACAAGCCAAAGCAAACAACAACTGATTGAGGGACTTGTGATGTCGGTGCAACAAACCGATGTGTTCTTTCCTGAAGAACCGATTGGCTCGGAGATGGAGAACTTTGAATTTGAGTACACAAGAACGGGTGTGCGATATACTGCACCGCCCGGACTACACGATGACTGTGTGATGGCTCTTGCACTTGCCGTTGATTGCAAAGCTCATAATAGACCAGGAACATTTTATTTTGCATAACTATGAATTGGAAAAACATAACCATCCACCAACTACAAGAGATTCACTCTTGTCGTGATATGTCTGACCTTGAGAGGCAGATGAACATCCTTGCCATCGCTTTGAATCTTTCAATGGATGAGGTCGAATCAATGACATTGGACAAACTCAGAACCGAGTTTGAGAAGTTGTCGTTCTTAAATGACCTACCAAAAGCACCCATTCAGTTTATGTTCAAACTGCGTGGTCGTTATTTCAAGTTAGCCAAAACACCAAACGAGATGTGCGGACACCACTTCATCGAACTTCAGCAGGTATTCAACGGGGATGTGATTGAATCGCTGAATAAGATTGTTGCACTGCTTTCTGTTGAGGTTGATTTCTTTGGAAGGAATAAAAAGGTTGTTGATGCTCAGGCACACTATGAGGACAAATGTGAGTTGATGATGCACTTGCCCGTTCCACTTCCGTACACCTATGCTCTTTTTTTTTTGGAAGTTTATCCCGAGTTATTGAAAAATATCCTTTGCTCTTTGAAGGAGGAGATGAAGGATATGACGGAGCAGTTGACCAAAGTCCAATAGTTTGGCTGGAGATAGTTGACAAGATTGTTAAAGGTGATCGCACTAAGTGGGATTTCATTCTTGATATGCCATTGATTGAGTTCTTGAATGCGATGGCGTTCTACAAAGCCAAGACCAAAGAACGGCAGAAGCGTTTGGAGGATGCTGCCGGGAAAGGATTCAATCCCTACATCGTGGCTTGTCTGAACGAGATGATTTGAAACGAATGAGGCGTTTGGCTATTTTTTAGCGTGGCTCTATCAATCACCCAACAACCCGATTCGTACCATCCAGGATTCAACGACACGAATTTCGTGATCACTGAGTCAAGCGGTGGTATCTACACGAAAGACAATTTCAAGTTTATCGCCAATGTAAAAGTTGCAACTACATCAATTGCAAAACTAAAAGCACCCATCTACTTTGGAAGTGTGAACAAAGGTGTGTTCAACATTGGTCGCATAATGGAAAGTTATGTCAGCAACAATTGGTCGTTCACGGATACATCGCCAAGCGGTTGCGTGGATTCCTTCTCGGATTACGAGGTGGAGTTTGGGTATGAGTATTCAGCATCAGCAACGGGAACAATCACGGAGTTTCTTGACTTGACTTCCGCAACTGGAACTGTTTGGAATGCTGCCTTGAATCCGTTTGATTTGGTGACTTACGCACAAGCTCAATATCTTGCCACATCATCAAGTGCAAAGTTCTTGACAAATGTCAGAACGAGATACATCCATCGCACTCAAAAGGATTGGTTGTATGCTTTGAAAGGTGATGCCACAAGCGTTGTTATAACCTACTCCGATGCATCTACCCAAACATTCACATTGCCTTCGTCTAAGGTCGTGAGAATACCCGTAGGAAGCCAATTGACAATACCCGGTGGTGCAACATTCTTTGATGTCGTGTTGAAACTCGGTGGAACTGCAAAGTCAGAAACCTATCGCATCAACATAAAAGACGAGTGCAG